GTCTAAAGCAAATAACTCTTTAAAATGTACTATGTAATATTTCCCTTGTTTATGTAGAATATGACAAGATTGAAATAATGTTTTATCTTTTCTACTTGCGACACCTATTCTAGTAAGTGTTTCTCTAACTTTTAAAAAATCATCTGGTTGAGTTAGAGTTACTTCTAACATACTATCCTGTGACCACCTTACTTCTTCATTCATCTAGTTCTCCCGCCTTTATATGTGGCTTCTTTAATCTTATTAATTTGTTCTTTTGTGAGTATAGATAGGGCTTGCTTTGCTTTTTCATTACTATAGCCATAATACTCTTTAACATATTCCAAGTCATTTAGTTTTGTTTGCTTAAGCCATCGGCCACCAAAACGTTTCTTTGGTCTGATACTATTTAGTAAAAAAGTAAACTGTATATCTTTGTCCAAGAAGTGATAACCATTCATTTCATTAGCATGTGCTAGTGTGTCATAGAACATGGATAAACACTTATTTATGATGTATGGAGGGTATTTTTTAGTCCAGGCCGTATCGGTGGAGTTCAAAAGGTTCTCTTTTGATTCGTTTATTGCTTTTAAATAGTCTTTTAATTCGTACATAATATAAATCTGGTGCCCTTTGTCCGAGTCGAACAGACGACCTACTGATTACAAATCAGTTGCTCTACCAGCTGAGCTAAAAGGGCTACTTTCTAAATCTGTTTCTGCCCATATAGTGATCACCCGGCTCATAGTCCCAACGTTTTCCATGATGTCCTCTGATATCTGCATACCACATTCTTAATTTTACTATAAATTTCCTAAAAATTGTTCTTCTTGCCACTTCTTTTTTCTTACCTTTATCTTTAATGTTGTAAATGATATATTCATTCTTGATCGTATTTATACATCCAGTTATTTAAACTTACAATTAGCCATAATCTCGGTCAAACAAGCGATTACATTGATCTCATGGTCTGCTACAAAGGCAGCCTTGTATTGATAGCCAGCAATAATAAGTATTGCTTGTGGTACAGATTTAGGATCCAAGGTACCAGATAGATTATCATATACACCTCTGAATAAATCAGTAGCGTCTATATCTAAATGTTGGATTACCCACTTTCTCATATTATCAAACTCTTTTTTCTTCAAGAAACTCATAAGATTCTTATAATCTGTTTCTTTTAAATTGAATAATATACCACTGTCAATCTTACCACGTACAGAATACCTTTGAAGTTCGTTTATAGTTCTTCTAAAGTCTGGATAATGTTTCTCAATTAACTGAGCCAATATCTTCTTATCATACTCAATCTCTTGTTCTTTTAAGACACCCTCCATACGTTGCATAAATGCTATAGCTGTCTTCTTAACTTGACCATTAGTGACCTTAAAGTCAATAACAGTACAACGACTATGTAAAGCTGGTATGATTTTGTTCTTATAGTTACAAGTAAATATGAATCTACAGTTATTATAAAAACTTTCTATGAAGTTTCTTAAAGCAGGCTGTACAGACTCGGCGTTCATGTAATCTGCCTCGTCAATTATGACTACTTTGTGTTTTGATTCTGTATTAAAAGATACTGTTGTTGCAAAGTTTTTAATCTTATGCCTCAAGGTATCTATTTGACGACCCTCATCTGAACCATTAATTATGATATAATCTAAATTTAGTTGTTCACACAAGGCTCGTGCTACAGTTGTTTTACCAGTACCAGCAGTACCGGTTAATAACATGTTTGGTAATTCTTTTTTAGATAAAAACTCTAAAAATGTTTTCTTTGTTTCTTCTGGTAAGATACAATCATTTATTGTTTTAGGTCTGTATTGTTCAACCCATAAAAAATCTGCCATAATATAAACCTCACTTTATTTTTTTTCATCATATTTTACAGTGACATCATAGCCACCTTTTCTATCTGTCCACCAATCGTCTTCTCTATCATAATCATGTTCACTTAAAAACTCCCAAAATTTATCATGTTCTTCATCACTAGGTTTTTCACCTATTGCTTCTAAAGGACTTCTAAATTCTTGTTCTTGGTGTGATATGATTTCTTTAAATCGTTGTACAGAGCCAAACTCCTTAATGATTGCCTCGTCATCTACGTTGTATGTAAACTCGGAGGAAACAGAGTGCCATTCAGTTTTTTTAACTATCATTAAAATTCTGAATCAGGTTCTAATGCGATCCAATATTGTACGTTCTTACCTCTAGAAATGAAACTGGATATTTTTGCTTTTGAGATTGCTACATCGTAATCATCTGGTATCATTTTAAAGTTTTCTGATTTAAAGTAAGCAGTAAACTTAACATCTGATTCGCCAATTACAGTAGATACTTCGTTAGAAGATTTATTCTTCTTATCTGTTGCAACAAGTTTAATGTTTTTACCATCACCTATTACAGATACATCTGGTAGATTTAACGTTGTAACACCTTTGTGTAATTCTGCTAAGTCATCGTTCTTTAATGTAAATGTGACATGATTATCTGGCATATTAATCTTGTTAGGTGTAAATACAGTAGATTTATCAGAAAAGAAATACTTAACTGATTTACTAGATTTAGCCTCACTGATTGTCATGCTAGAACCACCATTAAATTTAAGTTCAGGACTTTTAAATAAGTCTAGTGATCTTAAAAATTGTGGTAGATCATAGATAGCAAATTCGCTATCAAATTTTTCTTTTATTTCAGCTTCTGCTAAAATATTTCTCATATTGGAAATAGTTTGTATTTTATTTCCTGGCTTAATTAAAATATTCTGATTGATATCAGAAAAGTTTTTAAGCATTGCGATTGTGTCTGTTGACAAGTTCATAATATATTCACCTTTTTTCATTGTTTAATGGAGCGGATACTTGGTACTGCCCCAAGTTCTAAAGATTGGAAATCTCTCATAATACTTTTATACTATATCCGCATTATTGATCCTATTACAGATCAAATAAAAAGTCAAGCCTTAAACTGACTCTTTAATTTCTTTTACTTGTAAGTAAGATAAAACGTTTTCTGGAGAAGAAACACCATACGGATCCGAAGGATCGTTGATTTCTTTACCAGGTTCTACAAACATTTTCTCTATCTCACCGTCATTTATTATAGCTGCATATCTCCAAGAACGATAACCAAAACCAATGGCTTCTTTGGTAACTAACATATCTAATGCTCTTGTTAGTTCGCCATTACCATCTGGTATCATCTTAACGTTTTTTATATTTGAAGCATGAGCCCAAGCATTCATCACATACGAATCATTTACTGAAACACAATAAACTTCATCTATGTTGTGAGAAATCTTGAAAGCTTTTGTACTTGATTCAAAACCAGGTAGTTGTTGTGATGTACATGTAGGTGTAAAAGCACCTGGTAAACTAAACAAAACAACTCTTTTATTGTCAAAGAGATTAGCTGATGTTACATCAACCCATTTGCCGTTTTCAAAGTTACATTCTCCTGATTCGCTCAGGTCGCCAACTCTAGTTTTAAATGTTATATTTGGTATCTTAATCATAATATAGTTTCATTATATAATAAAAGAGGAAGGAAGTCAATGCTCCCTTCCACTTTTTTTTAGTTTATTTTATCTGTATTGTTCTAGCCTTTTTGTTCTCTGGTATGATTCTTTCCATAGAAACACTTAAAAGACCATCTTTTAGTTCAGCACCTTTGATTTCTACGTCATCAGCAATAGTAAAAGACTTGGTAAACATACGTTTGGCAATACCTTTGTGTAGTATACCATCGTTTTCCTCAACCTCTTTCTCTGATTCGTCTTTAACAGATTTAATAGTTAAGGTGTTATTTTCAAAAGACACATCTACGTCCTTCTTACCATAGCCTGCAAGAGCAACCTGAATATCATAGGTATATTTACCTGTCTTAATGATATTATATGGTGGATAGTTTGTAGTTGTTATAGAATCATATTGATTGTCAAACATTCCTTGGAAGTGGTCAAACACATCATCAAATCCTACTGATAGTGGTCTTAATTGATTGAAAATTGAAATTGCTTTATTAGTCATATTATCTCCTTTGTTAAGCAAGTTAATTTAAGTAGACCCATTATGGCGTCTACAGTTATTTATATGGGGATTGTTTTAAAAATTACAACCCCCATAATAAATTTTTTATAGTTTGATAGGTTGTCCTTTGATACCAACTATTCCAGATTCGGTAGTTTCACCACCATTATTATTATCTGGTTTTTGATTTTGCCACAAAAAACCATTTAGTTTAATTGGTAAAATCTTTTTGATTTTATCTAAATCAATATCAGCACCTGCTAACTTAGCTATGTGTTGAATCCACTCACATTCAATATCAATATGTTTCTGAGCGTTTTCTTTCCATTCTTCTCTTTGAGAATATAATGCTGGTGCAGCTTTAGGTTCATCAATATAACCTATAATATTTACCGGATGTCGTTTTTTATACTCCATAAAAGTATTTTTACAATCACCAATAACTGATTTTAAGGTTGAATAATGAGTTACAAAAGCCAACTTACCTGTTTTTTCAAAGTTCTTATCACCTGAAAAAGGTATATTGTTTTTTTCTGCATATTCTTTAACAGAGTTTAAACCTGCACCTTGGTGCCAAGTTCTAACAGGACCGTTTGATGATTTTTGAGTTTTATAAGACTTATAGATGTTTCTTCTATCAGTTTCAGTCATTTCAGGAGTAACTCTTAAAATCCATTTCTTTACATCTGATTTTTCATCTGTAATCATTTTATCCTCAACAGCTTTAAGAACACCATTAACTATATCCTCTTTTGTATTTGGTGTATGCGACTCACCTAAATGTTTATTAGATAAAAACTTATCACTAAAAACATCAACAGGTTTGCCTGCTGGTTCAACTACATCTACAATAATGGTTTCCCATTCTTTCATAGAAGCTGCCTGTGTTCTGGTAAATCCCCATTCTAGGTTAAAATATTCATTATTATCAGGATTAACTGATACAGCTATCGGTGCCTTGTCATGCGACCAACCTA